TAATCCCTTCATAATGCCTAGATACTTATTTCTAAGCAGGGCTACTTCATTGATTAGATACTCAAAGTCTATGACTTCATCTTCACCATCTACATACTTCTCAGCATCACGTGAGGTCAATGCTCTCGCATATTTCTCTAAGTACTTCTGAAAGTAACCTCTGCGTATCTTACGTAGTTTGATGTTCAGTAAATTAAGGACCGCTTCAACCTCTTGTAGTTGGTTAAAGCGATGCTCAGTTATACCTGGTAGTGCTGAGATTTGTCTCTCAACTAAACCACTAACTCGTACATCAACCTTAGACGATATTAATTCATTTTCATAATGACTAATAAAGTCTGGAATGACTGCTAAGTCGTGGCTTATACGAGTGTACCAATTCATAGATCGACTCTACTCCAAGGATTGTTCGTTCTGTGATCTAACAAATCTTGTATACAATAGATACCTGCTTCTTTATAAACATGGGGTGCCACTTTATAAGGTGACTTGCCTTTTGAGGTATAGTATTCCTGCATAGACTTGATATACTTTTTTAAGTCAGTATAGTCACTTGCCATTGGCTTCATTACATGCATTAGTTTAATCCCAGTCGTCCTCAGTATCAATGGTGTCTTCATCTTCATCAATTGCATCTACGTCTTCATCAGAAAAGTACGACAATGCTTCGATGATTTCTTCATCATTGCCAAATGCTTTTTTAATTTCAGTTGCAGTCATGCCATCATCAGTTAGATGATTGACTAGAAGATCGGCGGCCTCTTTAGGGTCACCATCTTCAATGCTCGGTTTGATCAAATGCCAAACCGTTGCCAAGTCATTTAGATTCATTCTACTTCTTCCTCTTCAAGTTTAAGTGCTTCCTCGTTATTTAACTTATCAAGGGCTTCTTTAACATCAGAGTATTCAGCCATTACTATATCTAAACAACCTTTTGCTTCAATAGCCATTTCAACCTCTGCATTCGCTTCCCAAGGCTTTCTAAACTGAAGAATCTCAGTGCCATCTTGTGCGATGTACTTTAAACGATTGCCTTGTTTAGTTAGTATGCCTGACTTCTCAAATAAGTCTACAAGTCCTGAATAAGGATTCATACCTGTCTCATAAGGAATCTTCACTTGCACACCCTCGAAAGGTTTTGCATAACGAGTCTTCATTACTTTACAGCCTGCACGAATACCTTTTACTTCAGAAATTTTATTCCCTGCCGCATCTTCTTTAAGTTTCATTTTCTTCATTGCTACTACTATACTTGATGCATAGATAAAGCCTTGACCACCTGATATTTTATCATCTGGGTCAAACATATCTTGTGATGCATAAGTGTGATTAGTTGCAACAAGTCCAACGTTGTAACTTCCGAACATGTTCACAGAGTTTCTGACTAATGATGTCAATGCCTTGGGCTTACGACCCATGTCACCTTTCATGTCACCTTTGTCGAATTGATCAACATCAGTTGGTGTCAACATCATACCTAATGAGTCAATTACAAATAACACTTTAGGACGTTCTTCTTCTGCCATTTCTTTATAATCTTTCATAAAGAGTGATATAGTTTTTGCTACATCGTCAATCATACTCATACTAAGTTTAAGTAACTTCTCAGGACTAGTATCAACTTTCAAGGCTTGTAGCCATGCTTCGTCAAGTGCGTTCTCTGTGTCAATTAAGACTACAAAGATACCTTGATCTTGTGCTGATTTAACTATGTTGCCTGCGGCAAAGTATGATTTCCCTGCTCCTGATTCACCTGCAAATACAGTTACTTTTCCCAATGGGACTCCTTTATGAAAGTCTCCACTAATTAAGTAATTAAGTGCAAATGATCCAGTACTGATCCAGTCTGTTGGATCGTTGAATCCGATTGACAGTCCGTCAATGGATTTTGTTATGTCTTTTCTAAATTTAGACACGTCAAATGGTTTAGCCAAAATGTTCTCCTATCGTATTGATTGTTTATTGATTCTATCAGAATTAGAAGGTTTGTCAAGTAAATCTGGGCAAGTCTCTGCGATTTGATCTATATCAAAATCATGAGGGAAATGTCTAAGTATACTTCTTGCTCTGTCTCTAATGAGACTAGGGACTCTAGGCGTCTTGCCAGGGTCACATAATTCTTCTAATAATTTAGTACCTTGTTTGAGGGCTCTATACCTCTCTGTTGGTAAGGTCATAATTTTCTCCTATCAAAATAGGGAGAGGTATTTCACTCTCCCGTTATCAACCTACTAGCTATTGCTTTGTCTTGCACGAATCATTGCTAGAATGTCTTGTGCTTTATCGCTAGATGTATCAGCCGGTGCCGCCTCTGCTACGGGAGCAGGAGTTGCCTCAGGTGCCGCCTCTGCTACTGGAGCAGGTGCCGCTGGTGCTGGTGCTGGTGTTGCAACAGTTGTTGTTGCCGCTCCAGCTGGTGCTTGAACACCGAATGGACGATAGTATGCACCCCATTTGTCAACATCGTATGGACGACCATCTACTGATGCTTCGAACATTTCTTTGATGACTCTGAGTTCTGCTTCACTTGGCTTCTTAGGTAAGAAGTCTGCTAGATTGTATAGACCATGTGCTTCAATAGCCGCTTGTTCTACTTCAGTCAATGCAGACTCTTTACGAGACCAGTTCGATGTTGAGTAATCAGCATACTGACCTTTAGTCGTTTTCTTAATATTGAAATCAAGACCACGAACGTAATCAGTAGGCAACTCTTCCATCTCAGGATCCATCAAAGAGGCTTTGATAAGAGTAAAGATTTGTGGAGAGATAACAAATCTACGAATTGGATTCGCAGGTGTTTCATCTTCACCGATAGGGTTTTGACGTACAAAGCCTTGAAAGAGATAACTTCTCTTCTTCCAGTATTTGTTAGCCATTTCTTTTAGAGTTTCGTCTTTGTACCAAGGACGAACTTCCGCTAGTACAGGACAATTTTCCCCAAACATCTCTACGCAAGGAACTTGAACAGTTACTTGTTTCGAGTTTATGTCACCTTTAACACCATTGAATGGTAGTTTGATAACTTGTCTTTCAATCCAAAAGAAAGAGTTCCCTGTATCAGCATCGGGTAAGAAACGCATAGATGCTAATGCACCTTCGTCCATTTTCCAATGAGGATAGATCGCTCCGTCGGATTGCGGGTAATTATTACCTGTAGATTTATTTTCTTGTGCCGCTAGACGGGCACGGATGTCAGCTAGACTTGCCATATTGTTTCTCCTATAATGTATGCTTTTGTTTTAGCTTTAGTTTAGTTGTCGCAAGACCGAAGTCTTACTAGTGTAGTTTCGTTAAAAACAATTTTCTAACACATGACTCTATTATACACTAATATTGTCCTATGTCAATAAGTATTTATCACTAATGTACCCAAAAGAATAAAAACTTAAAAGAGCAAATGCAATCCTAGCCCGAATGAGTATGTATATACTCTTTTCGATCCTAAGCAATAAATACTAGTGCTAACCATATATTAACTTACCTAAGGAATACTTTATCATGTTTTTACAACATTTACAGCGATCCAGAATCGCATTTGCTATAATATTTATTGCGGGAGTGTACAGTCAAAACATTTTTGCTCAGGCTACAGGAACCTGTACTGCTGGAACCGAGTATTGTGAGGCTAGTACGTCTAATGATACAACGACTACGACTACTACTTCAGACAATACTAACACCAACACTAGCACCAATACCAATACTAGTACTAACGATAATACTAACACTAGTACCAATACAAACACTAGTACCAACGACAATACTAATAACAACACTAACACCAATACTAATACCAACGACAATACCAATAACAATACCAATAACAATACCAACACTAGCACCTCAACCAATAATAACACTAATAACAATACCAATAATAACACCAATACCTCGACCAACACTAACAACAATACTAACTCTAATACCAATAATAATACCAGTACTAGTACCAATAATAATAACAACAATAATACTAGTGCCAATACCAATACCAACAACAATACTTCTACTAGTAATAACACTAACACCAATAATAATACCAATAATAATACCAACACCAACAATAACACCAACAACAATACTTCTACTAGTAATAACACTAACAACAATAATAACAATTCTACAGTAGACAGTACATCGAACAATACTAATACCAACAACAACAATTCTAATATTGACCAAAATGTGAATTCTAATAGTACTTCGACATCTAATAATACCAACAACAATAACAACACCAATGACACTACCTCGAATAATACTAATAACAATAATAATACTAGCAACAGTACAAGTGATTCTAATGTAACGACTGATAACAAGTCAGAGAACACGAATACCAATAACAATACCAATAACAACACCAACAAGAATATAAACGAAACTAACCAGACTATTAAACAAGAGATAACAACTAAGGCACCACCAGCAAGTGCGATTGCACCGAGCATCGGGTCTAGTTACTCACAAGACTTGTGTACAACAGGTGTGTCAGGAGCGTTTCAGGGTCAAGTGTTTGGTTTCTCAGGTGGTAAGTCTGTTAGAGATATGAACTGTGAACGTATTAAGTTAAGTAAAACAATATACGACATGGGTATGAAAGTAGCCGCAGTGTCATTAATGTGTCAGGATCCTAGAGTGTTTCAAGCAATGGAAATGGCAGGAACACCTTGTCCGTACATGGGAGCAATTGGACCAGCCGCTTCTGTTAAATGGGAAGACGATGAGCAAAGAAGACCTGATTCAAAGAAAGGTACCAAGAGCAAAGTTCTCAGCCTATTCAGTTCTAATAAAATAGAAGTTGATAATATATCTGATGTCTCTGACGATCAAGCCGCTTACATAGAAAAATGTGCTAGACCTGACTTTAAAGGGAGACGTAAATCTACTCAGAGTTGTGAAGCAGAATGGCACGATTTAAAATAATATCAGCATTATTACTATTAGTATCATCTAGTGTGGTTGTAGCACAGACCGCGCCTAATTACGGAACATACAATGCAGATGGTACTAGTACTGTCTATAGTACAACAAACAACTATGGACCTCTATACAATCTGTATGATCTTTACTTTGCAGATGCCGA